ATATGTACAAAATATGTAAAATCACTATTTACCGTTACACCACCTATATTGTCTATAGTATCTACTGTCCTTGTAACTTCAGCATTAGATATTGTTGGTATATAGCTAGTTTTATGGCTTCCTACTTCCACTTGCGCACCCCAAAAATACATAGTACCGCTTTGAGAATAACCAGCGCTAGGGTAGACATAAATTATATTGGTAGTGCCGTTCGCTGTATATGTACCGCCTATTCTATACCAGTCATTTGGGTATTCTTCTATAAAGGTATCTGTTAAACCAGACCCAGAAGTACTTTTATTTATTAAGTCAAAATCTACAGCAATTCCACTAGCACCCCTAAATATTTCTACTTGTGTGGTGGTTGTTGTGGTAGTCGTATCTAGTTTAGCAAATATGCTATAAGTATATGTTGTTCCGCTAACAGCTGTAAAGTTTTTAGACCTTCGCCAGTTATTAGCGCTAGATACTAATTTGTCTGCTGTAATAGTTCCGTCTGGCGCTGTAATATCATTAGCTGTTACTGTAACTCCTGTATCTTGCCAGTTTGTAAAGTCTTGCGAATATCCTAACTTATTAGTCCTACTAGGCTCTAAAAGTAAACTAGGACAGCTAGCTGGTGTACCGTTAGTTAAATCGTAGTTTAACCTTCCTATATTAGTACCCATAGTTTCAACTAGTCCAGCTTTGTTTACTCTAGTGGCGCTACCACTTCTACTAAAGGTAAAATCGCCGTCGCCGTTTGTGGGTATAGCGCTATATATTTTGCTAGTCTTATATGCTGCTGGTATAAGTGCCAGGCTTGCGTTATCTTTTAAAGCCATTTATAGTAATTTTTACAAATTTACAAAAAATACTATCGTCGTTTGCCTTGACCGCGTCTAGCCTTTTTATAGCCCTTTTGCCCTGGGCTTGCGTTCTTACTATGTTTGCCTGGGCGTTTCTTTTTGCCGTTAGCCCTAAATATAAACTGCGGTAGTTTAGCCATTACTTACTTTTATCTTTTAGTTTTTCGTATGTACGAAGTCCACCTAGCCCTAACATTCCTAGTAGTATTGTTATTAAGTGGTCCATTTGTAAAGCTGGCGGTATTTGTTCTGGGCAAACCCAGGCTATAATATCGCGTAGAATAAAGTTATATAATAAAGCTACACCGCATACCCAGCCTATAAAGGGACGCCAGCCAGCTACAAATATACTTCGGTGCTGGGCTTCTATTTTGTTTACTTCGTTCTGTACTTTTATTAGTTCTAGCGCTTTTTCTGGGTCTATTTCTTTGCCCTTTATAGCTTCGCGTAAATCTTTAGCAAAACTACCTAGGGCGCTATCGCCGCCGCTATTAAGTCCTAAAAGTTTAGCTAGTAGTGTTTTCATTAGTATACCCAGTTTACATTAGACGTCTTACTGTCATCTATGTCAATATGTACAAAACCTTTGCCAGTTCCTATGCGCTTAATTCCTAATAACATAGCTATACGTATTATTTCGTACCGCTGGTTACTGTTTTCTATAGCAATATCTACAGCTAGTCCTTTTAAGTGGCTGCTATCTTTAGACGCGTTTTTACCTAAGCTTGCGTTATGCTGTGGTGTTCTGTAGCCGCTTGTAATTACTATAGGCTTACCATAAATAGCGCGCATTTCGTCTAGTAATTCTAATAAATCTGGGTGCATATTTACACCACTACCTGGCGCGTCTGGGCTGTCAAATTCGGCTATACTAAAGTATTTCACTTTGTTTTTTTATTATGCTGGTATAGCTTACGCCACTTATAGACTGTATAGCTTATAGTCGTAAGTAAAAGTACAATTTTTAAAACCAGTTCTAGTTCTGTTAGGGATAGGGCAAAAGCGCCTATATTCATAGCATATAATTTAAAGTCTTGTACTTCCATAGTGCAAAGATAAAAAAATTAAAAACTTAGTACTGTTATTTGAAAGTCTTCTACTCTAGCTGTAGCGCCTGACTTATCTACTTTAACTTGTATTTTAACGCCACTAGTTTTTATAGCGTCGGTTACAAAAAATTGTGTAGTTCTACTATACCTAACTTCTGTACCGCTACTAGCTATTGTATCGTGCGAAAATTCTACGCTTTTACTATTGTCTGGAAAATATAAGCGGCTATCCATTCTAGTATTAGAGCTGCCTGTAGTAATATCGTAGTCATTGCGTACTAGTACTACACTACCAGCTGGTATTTCGTCTAGGTCTATAGTATTAGTGGCGCTGTCCCAAAGTTCGCCAGTAACATAGCTAGGTTTATGTGTAGTTAGTGTGCCGCTTCCAGCCTTATCGTTTGTTAAGTCCGTCCAGGTGTCAGCTGTTAGGTTAATAGGTGTACCGCTAGTAGCTGCGTCTTCATAAAAAGCAAAACCGCCTAGGGTGTCGTATAAGGCGTTTACACTGGTTTTTATTTCGTTCACGTTAGCAGCAGTTACTTTGTATATTTCTGCTAGTGCGCTAGTGCTGTTGTCGGTTTTATTTGTAAAAGTAATTTTAGCCATATTGCTTTATTTATGTTTGTAGTTCGCTTTGTAGTTCTGCCTGTAGTCCACCTGTAGGCGGTATTTGTTCTATACGGTTACTAAGTTCTATAATAGTCCTAAAGTATGTAAAGTCGTCGCTGTCTTCTGTTAGATAGTTTATACCAGCTACAGTACTAGTAAATACCTTAAAGCCTTCGGCTTCTAAGTCTATATAGTCGTCGCTTCTGGTTCTAACTATTTGCAGTATAGCGTCTGTTATTAAATTACTATCTAGTTCGCCGCCACTATCGCCGCTAAAGCGTGTAATAACTTCTAAGCGCGTTATAGTTTCGGTTATATAACTAGTACGGTTTTGGTCTATTTCGTCGTTAGAAACGCTGTAAATACGTATAAAAGGGTATGTGGCGTTACTAGGTATTCTGTTGTAAATAGGTACTGTAGCGCCGCGTAGGGTTACGTTACCGTTTAGTTTATCCAGTAGGGCTTTACGTACTCTATGTATTACTTCTCGCATTTATATATATTTTTTTAGTTTATCGTCTAGCCTATCCATTAAACCTTTAAGACTTTCGCGTACACTAGGAAAAAAGAAGGGCTGCGGCTGTATGTTTACTTGGCGCTTACCTTCGCCTTTAAATAGTTGCTTTATTTCACTTGTACTAAACCCTAACGCTTGCGCGTCTTTAGCATCTATATACCTACCAGTCCCAAACTCTTGGTAAGGCGCGTACTTTTTGTTATACCCTACTTCTGCGGTGTTACCTTTTTTAGCCATATATACAGACTGTTTTAGTTTTCCTTTGTCTACTGGCACACGTTTAGTACTACGCTTTACTATGTCGCTAGCAGTTTTGCCCACCTCGTTACTAAGTTCCTGGCGCGAAAACCTTTTAAGCTGCTTTAGCTTTTTGTCTAATATAGCTAGGTCTTGTGGGTTTATTTTAGCGTTCATTAGTCTATTTTGGTAGCGGTTAGCGTAGTATAAAAGTCCTGTTCGTGTTCTAATATACTGTTAATTCTGTACTTAGGTCCAGCGCCTTCTATTTGTAGTAGGTCTTGGTCTTGTATTTCGTCTACTGTTTTTTTACGCATTACTAGCTCTATTCCTACAAAGTGCTGGCGCTGTCCGTTTTCGCTTTTTATATTACCGTCTTTATACGTTAAACTAGCCCAGTAGGTAGCTACAGTAGTTTCGGTAGAAGTAAAGCCGCCAAACTCGTCCTGGCTTTTAGTTAGCCTTACTACGGCTATTTGTGTATCTAGTTTTCCAGCGTCCATTATACAAACATAGTTTTATAGCTATTTAAAAGCGCCTTAGTTTCTGTTGGTACGTTTTGTACTATAGTTCCTGTTTTAAAGTCTGCGCGGTTATCGTATAGCGTGCTTACAAACTGTAGTAGTGCGTTCTTTATAAGGTCGTCGCTTAACCCAGAAGTTACGTAAGTTATTTTAACGTCTTTAGCGCTTCCGCCGTCTAGTTCTATTAGTTCGTTATCCAGTCCCTTTACGGTGTAGTCGGCAGTATTACCTTCACTAGTTACGCTAGATATTTCGCTAACTGGACCAAAGGGTATGTTTATTAGTTCGCTGGTTTCACTTAGGTAGTACGTTCTATTCTTAGCTACTATATCGCGGCTTATATAATTTTCGCAAAAGATACGCGCCTGGGTTATCATTCTACTGATTAAACTATCGTCGGCGCTAGTGTCTATTCTTACGTAGTTTTTAACGTCGCTAGTAGTTATTATTTCGTTGCCTGTAGTGCTGTTAATTTTTATTTGACGCATCTTTGAATAATTTGTGTAAAAATACGAAAAAAAAAGCGCCACTTTTTACAGTAGCGCCCTTAGAGAAAC